GGGCTAAGTATGGCCGGTTATGGACGCTACCAACAGCACCGCGTAGCCATGCTACCTCTCGCTCGTCGCCATAATCGCGGGGGTTCCGATGGCGGTAGCAGTGAGGGTGGTGCTTCCTACGCGAGAACGGGCGAACAGCGCCACATGGAGTCGCCTACTGGTGGCGCTCGTCGCCGTCGCGCACCTATGCCCGCTTCCGATGGTCGTCGCGCGCGTAATGAAATAGTACGCAAGGTAATGGCGGATAAGGGTATGAAAATGATCGAGGCATCCAAGTATGTAAAGGCGAACGGCTTATATTAAGTGCGTTCAACCAACCCGAAAAACTTATCTCCGGTATTAGTAGATAATGGAACAGCAAGCGTCTCTACCGAAGCCTACAAAGGACGAGCGCAAGGCCAAGCGCGAGGCGGAAGCACTACGCCCTAAGCGCAAGTATGTTAAGAAGAGCGAACAACTTAAGGGTATTACAATAAAGAACGAGCCTATCGTGATTAAGTTTGATTAGCCGATAATATACCTATTTTTTCTATGTATTATATATATAGACAAAATGGCACGACCCAGTCAAGCGATAACATTCCCCGAGGTATTTATTAACAAGTATGGTGAAGCGCGTGGCTTCTACCCTACTACTATGGGCGGTTCCGTAGATGTCCTTAAGGGCGAAGACCAGCATGGGTGGCACGCGAATGCTGTAGCAGTTGCTATGGATAAGGTGCGACAGCATAAATCCTCGCAGATGGGCTACCTACGCGGAATGCGTCCTTTTGAGGCACTTAAACTAAAGCGTAATGGTGGAGGTATCGTACCGTTTGGCGTTAATAGCATGGGCGGGCAGTTTGTAGGCGAACCCTACATGTCCTCTAAAGGCGAACTGCGAGGCGAACTGCGAGGCGGTATTATGTTCACTAAGGCTGGGCAAGATTATATACAAGAACTGCTAAATCGTCGCCAGAGCGAATACGCTGAAATGGGTGCGCGCACAGTGCGCGAGAGTTCTTCCGCCTACACCGACCCTACACTTGCTAATGCGCTACTGGCTACCGTGTACCCTCTGTACGATAACCTTATGGACGACCTACGCACTCTTACAGTGAAGAGTGCGTCTACTTTTAATGCTTGGTGGTCTATGATGTTAGCGGTAATGCCCCAGTTAGGCTCCAACTATCGCTCTAACCTACTGGAAATGGCCGATAACCTTGGGGATACCTACAATGGTGCGAAGGAGCAAGTGGAACGCATGCGTGGCGATAAGACTATGCTACAACTTACTAGTGTTGGTAGTCGTATAATGAAGGCCATTGCTGTTATACGCGAGTATTGTGGTAGCGCCTTAACTAACCAGCCGGCGCCTATTGATTTACCCGCACCCAGCCTAATAAAAACACCAGAACGGGTTCGTAATCCCAAAACCGGCGAACTGGAGCCGTACGAGTATGGCGCGGTTCCCGCTATGCCTTTTAGTGGTGTTAAAGTGGCTCTACCCGCGCAAGAAGCGGGTATAACGGCAAGCGAGGTGTCTCGTGGTACGCTACTTGCGGAGATTAATCGTAGAATAGGTGTATCCCTCGCACCGGCTATGCTACGGCGCACCGAGGCTGTCGTGGAGCGTATAGTAGTGGGAGAGGCGATGGAACTAAATCCGGACGAGTTCGAAGTAGTAGAGGGAATACAAGAGGCTACGCGCGCCGAGCGGGCGGACGAGGCGCAGAATGCCCCCACAGTTGCCCCAGAACGCCGTCGTCGCACTGGTCGTTTGGCCAACCAGCCGGCCGTAGGAACGCGGGCGCGCGAGGGTTCGCGAGGCGTTGCGCAGTTTATGGAGCAGAACCTACAAGCGCCAACCGCACCCACTAACGAAGTAGTAGGTGAGGGTCGCCGTCCGCGCCGTGTAGCAAGGCATCACCGCATTAAAAATGCCCTAAACGAATAAAACACGAGCACTTCGCCGTCGATGTAGGCTAAATCGCAGAATAGCCCCGAAAACTTTTATGACCTATTTTACCCTACATTAAAAAGTTCATGTAGGGTAATGTATGCTAAATCGTAAAGTCTCCTAAGGAAGTGGTGTTTTTTGGGTTTTGGCTAAACGGAAACTCTGCGATTTAGCCTACATCAGCCTACATTACCCTACATTTAGAAAAAGGTATATAAATAAAAACTTGTATATATAAGAATGCGTATAATACCAAAGCGATACCCAGACGACTATAGTAATGAACTCCTAACTGTTGTTAAGTCTATGTCCTTTACGGACGGCAAGGCAGTAAAACTGGTCGGTTCCTATACTCTCCGAAACCAAGTGTACGCTGGTGATGTAGATGCTATAGAGTTCGTAAAAGTTAAAAGTGCTACTGAATGCTCTAAGCGTTTCCAGCAAGTAGTTAAGCGAACATCACAACTATCGCTAACTTTTATAGCCGATATTAAATGTGGTTCAGTAGAAGAGTGGAGGGTTATACCAGACTCCGCTACTATAGAAGAAGGGCGTGTAGTTGGATACGACCGCGACGCTATCCTCCAAAAGGTAAAGCATCTACACGATACAAAAATCATTAGCCTAGACCAGTTTGATATCGCTAAAAAAATGTTGCGACCCACTGTTAATGCCGTTGAGTTTTTGGCTATACGCAAGGAACTTCGCTATAATATACTTCGTTGGTCGCTTAAGGAGATTGAGGCCGGCTATAAGGTACTACAAGATAATAGACGATATACACTTGCCGACGGTGTCCAGTCGCCTACTATAACTAAAATGGACGTGGTATCGTGGGTGGGCGGTAGTCGTTTTACGGACTTTGAAATGATATACGAGTTCCGCCAAAATGGCCGAATACTTAATAAAGGCCTAGTGGATCTTGATATCGCTATAAAAGATAGTATATTGTTAATGCGTAGGGAGGGAAACTACTTTAAAATGGCTAAGAGAATGTTTGCCTTGGCTCGCTATCACGACTATAGGCACGATATACCACCTCTAAACGACCTATTTATAGGCGACTTAGGGCGTATATACAGCATTTTCGGCGATGTTAATACCCTTAGGTACCTAATAGAAAACGAAAAACACCTACCTAAGGATAAAATACACATGGAAATAGACCAGTTTATAACTCGGCTATCTAATGTAGTTATACCCACCTACTTACGGCGCGAGAAGAAGGTTATGTCGCTTATACGCCAAATGGACGATAAAAATATTATTAACCATAATAACGAGACTATGCTAAAACTACTTGAGGCGCTACGCTACGAGTTATTTGCCGTGTTATCTAACTATACTTTGCGTTATTTAAAGGAACACCGACTTTACCCACTTGCTTCTAAATATTTACCGTGATTTCGTGCTTTCTAAGGCGGTTCATTATACATAAATCACTTTTTTAAAATATTTCGTTCTATTATAATAAATGCCCTCTATATCGTTTAACACTGCTAAAGACGGTATGCCAGTAGCGATAGTGCGTGGTGGCGACTACGACGGTCAGATTTTATCCGTATTTACGGACGATAAAGAGAGTAAAAAGCCTAAAAGGGAAATAGAGGCTATACGCTATACTAAAGATCTAAAGGGATTGAAGCCTAACGAACGGGTCGCTATATTTAATCGCTTATCCGAGGCAAAGGAGCGCGGTATAACCCCAGATTTGTTAGTAGAAAGCGAAAGTGTAAAGCGCCTTTATAAACGGATCCTCGCGGACGATAGCAACGATAAAACGGTGACTCTTCCCGACGACAGCAATTTTCACCTAATACCGAATCCAGACCCCGATAAGCGCAGTGTGTATTACATCGCGGGCGCCTCCGGTTCCGGTAAGTCCTTTATAGCCCGTGGATTAGCGGAAGGCTATAAAAAGTTGTTCCCCCAGCGCCAGATATACCTTATTAGCAAACTAAAGGAGGATAGTACCTTAGACTCTATGAAAATAGGCAGACCCTTACGGATTGATGTTCAAACCCTAATAGATAACTACCCGACTATAGACGAGTTTAAAGATTGTATGGTTATATTTGACGACTACGACTGTTTTACGGGAAAGGAAGGTAAGGCAGTCCAACAGTTAATAGACGATTTAAGTATTACCGGCCGGCATACCAATACTACATGCTTATTTTTGACCCACTATATCACCAATTATAAAAAAACATCTTTGATGTTAAACGAGTCTATGTACTATATTATATACCCCCAATCTACCTCGTTTTCCTCTTTAAAATATTTGCTATCTACCCGAGTGGGAATGTCAAAAGAGGATATACATGAACTACGACGAATGGGTCGTTGGGTATGTATATATAAGAACTATCCACAGTTTTTAATAAGCCAGCATACTGCTAAACTACTCCACCAAGAAAAATAAAAAAATCCCTATATTTTAATATAGGCTATTATTATAAAATGTCGCTGAGCCAGTTGAAGAATGCGCAAGTTCAATCCAGTCTCAGTCTAAGCGCGGGTGGTGGCAGTGGTATTACCGGCCTCCTTGGTAATGCCGGTGGTTCAGTCCCCACTACAGCAGTACAGCCCACGGTATCTGGTGCTGGTTCAGTCACGGTTCAGTCCACCGCTACGGGGCTTACTATTTCCGGTGCGGTCGACGGTGTAGGTAGCCTTATCGGAAGTGCCGGCGGTTCAGTCGCTACGACAGCGGTACAGCCCGTACTGACTGGCGCGGGTGGTGTAGTTGTATCCTCTACAACCGCCGGCCTTACTGTCACTGGAACAACCGGCAAGTATTTTAACGGTTCCGCTACCATTGGCGCTCGTGCCTCTGGAGCCGGAACGGCCGATCCTATTAATACTAACCTATTTGCCGTCAACGTGGGGCTTATTAGTGGCGTTAGATATAGTGTAAGTATCGGACTCAGCCCGATTACTCTTACTGGAGGAACCCCTTCCGCGACAGCAGACTATTCCATAAGACCCTATATGGCCAGAGCCTCCTCGGACGCGCCATTCATTCGCGGTTCTTCGACTAACTTCCTTCCTTGCCCAGTTTCCTCCTCGGGTGCTGTACTATATAGATACCCTTCCGGCGCGTGGAGTGCTACGGAGACGATTGGCGATGGTTGTGTGCTTACCCAGACCTTTTTTGATGCTGGTGCCGACCCCAATATATATGTGAATTTCCAAGTCACTAATACAGTATTTAATACTGGCGACGAACCTAACACGATTAACTGGACTGGTGGCAGTTGTACTTACGATATCGCCCTTTTCCCCTTAGTTGCGGGGTAAAAGGGATTTAAACCCCTCTAAGGCAAGTTCCCAAGTAATATCCACTTCCGGCCTATCCTTCGCTTGAACATCCTTAAATGCTTGCGCGAATGCCTCCACGCTCGTGGATTCCGTTATTGCCCCGCACCGGTCGTCGTAGTTGCGGTGGCGGATTATTGTAGGCTTCAGTAGGACAGCGGTATTATCATTTAAAAACGAGCGGTGCGAACCGATATCCATAGCGATTTGGGGCTTACCGAGCTTAGCCATTTCCAACGCCATTAGACCAAACCCCTCACCATCGGAGGTATTAACGCCATAGTCCGCTATGTTTAATATATTGTTAATAACACTATCCTCTACATCGCCGTCGGTAATAGTAATATAATCTATAGGCGCGTTCTCCAACTTACAGACCATACCGAGGTTATAGTACCCATCGCGCTTAGTATGTATAACTAAATGTCCCTCGTTTCCGGTATTAATATACATCGTAAATGCTTGGATTAGTAAATCCAGCCGTTTTCGTTCGCTATTACGGTTCATACATAGGAATACCGGCCTATTAGGTTTTACGAGCAGTTCCTCTCTAAAGATGGCCTTATCTGTATCGCTAATAGGTACAACCCATTCCGAGGGCGCATGTAAAAGTACAGTCTGCGGGGCTTCTATAGGCATACGCCACTGCTCGGAAAATATAAAGAAGTGGTCGGCTACGATACCATCAGTATAGCCGTGTTTAAAGTTCTGGTCTAAGTAGACCCATATTTTAAACTTACGCTTCTTAGGTAGGCAGTTGGAGGTTAAAAAGGATACTGCGCCGATATCGTCGTAAAAAAGCACTATATCGGGCTTTACGACCTCTAAGTATTTAGGAAGTTTCTCCTCGCCAAAACCCTTTGTTAGCGGATTGGTAAGAACCGTACCACACCCTACATAGGACGATACGCCCATTATATCCTCGCGCCGGAATGTTGCGTGCTGTCGGTATCCAAAATGGTAAAGTTGTAGGTCGGGTACGGTAGCCAAGTGCTTAAGAATAGCGTAGGTGACTTTGGAATAGCCTATGGTATTATTGTAATGCGTGGACACCCAGACTAACTTTACCATTTTATACTTTAAGGAAAGAAGTTATTTTTTCGTTATTTTACTCCGTACTTGTCGGGGTTGGTAAGAATGTAGGATATTCCAGCGATGGCCTCACCAAGTGCTGGGTGGTGTTCGTTAGTGGCCGGTATTTCCACCCAAAGCGCCAGTAGCATGTTGCGGACGGCGGTAAGAAAACGAATGGATACGGAGGCGCGCATATACCCTAAGTATATATTTTACGAGTTGGCTGAAAGGATTATCGCCGAGTTTGCTACCATTGCGGGGGCGATGACAGTACCAATTGCGGTGTAATATACCCACACAGTGTAGGTATAAGTAGTTCCCGCCACCCCAGTTGTATCACGATATGTTATGGGGGCGCTAAAGTTGGCAGCGTAGGCTTGTGCTGAACCGACCGTGGGCGAAGATACGAGCGGAAGCGTCGTAAGAACACTGCCGGCTCTCAATATAACCGCACTTACAACGCATGTGGAAGGGTGGATCGGCGTTGAGGAGATATTAAAATATAACGCCCCAGTTAATGTTATTGGTGCGTTGGTTGCCGATAATGCGTAAGTCATAGTCGTTGAGAACTGTGCTGTCCCACTCGTAGCGGTCGTTAGAGTCACGTTTGATGCTGTTTTGGCAAAAACCGAATAGGGTGGCTGACTCCACTTCCACCCAGAAGCCCCCAACGAGGTTAGAACATACGCAGAGGAGCCAGATAGCGTACTATTAACCGAGTCGTATATATAGCGCGGTTGTATATAACCATTTGTTAGGACTATATTACCACTTGTTATACCCAACTTCGTCCCAGTACCAATATCGGTTATATTTATAGAAGCGCCGGAACCACCCATATTTATAGATGGCGTAGCACTATTCATCGTAATACCACCATTTGTTCCACTAAACACGAGCGCTGTTGTAGAAGCACCGCTTATTGTAGCACTGGTAAAAGATGGTGTTAAAGACCCGTTTATTGTAAGTGTTCCGCTTACTAGTGTACATGCGCCCATATTAGTACCAGCGACAACCGTGTTCACTGAGCCAATAGCATTAATAGTATATATCCCTAACGAACTGGTGACACTTATACCCGTTCCAGCAGTAATACCTACAACCCCAGTGTTAGTTAAAGTTGTAGTACCAGCTACGGTCACCGCACTTAAACCGGTGCTGGCAATAATCCCAATAACTCCCGTATTAGAGACTGTTGCTGTTCCGAGTGATGTAGATACGCTAATACCGGATCCAGCCACAGTTGCTAACTGGCCGGTATTAGATATAGTCGCCCCAGCCACTCCTATACCCGTTCCAGCAGTTAGGTCTACCGATACAGTGGGCGACGAACCGATTCCAGCAGTTATACCGGTTCCAGCAGTAATAGTTATAACCCCCGTATTTGTTATAGTGTTGCCGGCCACTGATACACCGCTACCAGCATTTAGGTCTACCGATAATGTAGGGTTCTGTCCGCCAGTAGAACTTATACCAACTCCAGAAGTAATGCTTAGGATACCCGTATTACCTATAACTGTAGGTACCGATGGTGAAAAGGATATACCCGTTCCAGCCGTTAGGAAGTCCGCTGGATTCGCCCATGTTAGTGTTCCACCGCTTACACCCGCCGTTAAAATCTGGTTGGCCGAACCAGTTAGGGTCGCGCTATCCGTTATAGCGGTTGTTAGGTTTATCGTAGGCGACGCAGAAGTTCCAGTTAGTATTATATTACGCCCAGCACCAACCACACCTACGCCAGATGGTGTAGCCCAATTTACTCCACTTGCTCCATTTGCTGTCAGCACTTGACCGGATAGACCGGTGGAGTTAGTGTTATCCGCGACAGTATATAGGCGGAGTCTATTTACTAATAATGATCTATCTGCGTTAGCGTAATATAAATCTATGCCAGAAGTCCCCGTAAGTTTTCCAGTGGATGGGTCAAAAAAGGGTATATTACCAGCACTATATGCTGTGAGGCTGGAAAGACTTAGCGATACTATAGGCACCGCGGATGTTCCGGTAATGGTTATATTCGACCCGCCACCGATACTTGTGACCCCCGCTACTGGCGACTGCCATCTAACACCACTCGTACTACCCAAAGCAGTTAGCACTTGGCCAGAGGTTCCAGTTAGATTAAAGGCATCGGTAATGGAGGGCGTAGTACCGTCGCCAAGGTTTAGGTTTGTATTTACCTTTAGATTATTTGCGTGGAGAACATCAGTGGACGCGTCCCAATAAAGATTGCCAGCAGTATCGCATACAAAGGTACCGGTACCAGTATCGTAGAACGCTATATTTCCATTTTGCGCGTTAGCGTTAAGAACATTAAAGTTAATAACTGGCTGGAGTGTAGCACCATTGACAACGATATTTTTACCGCCGAATACCCTTGTCACGCTTGGTACTTGGGTACCGCCTACATTAAGGCTCTTTTGGACTTCCGTATCAGAAACATTAAGCAGAGCCATTCTATAATATAGCGTTATAAAAAAGTATTATATATATTAGTAATGGAGAATACTGTAGAGGCTACAGAAGCGGTTATAGATTATCCGCTGTCCGACACTGATATTAATAACTTGCTACATCCTCCTACACATGTGTTTATATACCCCGACTTAGAACTAATGAGTAGTATAGATGAGGCATTCGACTCGGAAGGTCGTTGTATAATGTTATATCCAGTATCGTCCGAAACCAACGGCCACTGGATTTGTATGATTAAACGCCCTAACGAAATAGAGTTTTTTGACCCCTATGGTAAAAAACCGGATACTGAGCTTAAATGGATGGGTAGCGCCCTACGCCGAGAACTTAATATAGAACAACCAGCGCTAACGCGCCTATTTAACGAATCGGACTATAAAATCGTATATAATATTCACGATTTTCAAGGTAAGGGTTCGGATATAAATACATGCGGTCGCCACTGCGTAGTACGACTAATGTTTAAAAACCTATCGTTGGAACAGTACCTTAAGATGATTAAAAGCACGGGTCTACCCCCAGACGAGTTCGTTAGTGGCTTAACCTACTTAAAAATCAATAAATAAAACTTTGTTAAAATATATAAGTATAGTATAATAGAATGTCCTACACTTTCCGCTCATCCGTGGATTTAGTGGGTAGGGATAACGAACCCGATATTGTGTATTATAACGCGGATATCGTATCCGATGCTAACGACCCCTCTACTCTTGGGTTGGACAAAGACCCGCCTATACGCTTCTCCGAGACGAGAACAGTACCTCTTATTGGCGATATTAGTAAGTATATGTTTAGCATTATACGCTTTACTATGGACGGTGCTGGAAAAGACTTGCCTATATTTATTCCTAAAATAAACACCAACCAAGCCGATGTCAATCTAACATCGTATTCGCTTACTTACGAATATACAGTGTATTATGTAAATCCTCTAACTTCTGCTAACCAGTCGACGACCTTTACCGCCCAGCGCTTCGTGAATTATTCGCCCGAAACGCTTTACGCTACTGTACCGCTTCCTCCTAATACCCAACTTTCCAACGGCGAGTATGTAGGTCAAGACTTGCGCGGTCGCTACTACTTCGTATATACCTACCAGCACTGGCTGGATCTTGTAAATCAGACCTTTATAAACGCCTTTAGCGACAGCCAGCCGGCCACACCCGGCACCTACCACCCTACGCTATCTATACAAGCCCAGTGGACTGCGTACTGGCTATCTATCGGCGGAATTACGGGAAATAAGCCAGCACTTCAAGGAACGGCACCCTACATGACCTACAATAGAGATTCGGGGCTTTTTAGCCTTTACGGAAATGTATATAACTTCGGCGACCAAGTAATAACCGGTGCTACACCCGCTTTCACCGCGTGGTCGTATAACAACGGAACGGTGGTATATGCTACCGCTACAACCCAAGGAACCGAAACCACGAAGTTATTTTTTAACACCGATATGATGGGGCTTTTTGATAACTTCAATAACTTTTATATAGGGGCGGAACTGCCTTCCGGTAAGACTAACCATATTTTATTCCAGAACCTCCAGACCAATATTGTAAAGCCCAATAATACGCTGTCGGCTTGGTCGCCTACACTTGGTGCCGACCCTTCTATTAGCGCCTCTACCAACGCGTACTGGGTAATGACCCAAGACTATAACAGCACCTCTACGCTTTGGAATCCTATATCGGCTATTGTATTTTCATCTACGATGATACCTATATTTGCGGAACAGACCGGCGCGCCCTTAACCTATGGCGAAGGTAATAACAATGCTCCTACCGAATCCACTTCCGCCTTTACACCCATTATAACGGATATTTCTGTTCCTATGGAGCGCGCGGACGATTACCGTGGTTTCCTTTCCTATACACCTACCGGCGAATATAGACTATCCTCCTTTACGGGTTCTCGCGCGGAACTGCGTAATATAGATATACAAGTGTTTTGGAAGAATAGGATTAATAACCAGTTGTACCCGATTAGTATGTTCAATCTTTCCAGCGTTTCCATTAAGATGATGTTCCGCAAAAAATAAAAAAATACGCGGATTTAAATATAAGGTAATATTATAAAATGAGCGACGCTGTTAAGAAGATGTCCGTTTATGACGACCGCATCATTCAGACCGCCCCCGCCTACGCGGTAGAGCGCGGTGCGCTAAGTTTAACGAACGCCCCCTTTACAGCGCTTTCGCAGACTGCCTCCCAGCACACTTACAACATTTCAGTTCCTTCCGAGGGAGTGTTCATTGATAGAGCGATTGAGTGGACTTCTACTTGCGCCCTCCAGTTCGTGGCCTCGCCTAATACGGTAGTACCGAATGCGCCCGTAGTGGTTTTTGGTCGCGACTGCGCCCTTGCCCCGTTCCCGCTCCACACGCTCGTCCAGACGGCAACAGCAACTATCAACGATGCCACGGTCGCGCTTAACACTGGTGATGTGCTTTACGAGGTAATGCGCCTTACGGACTTGGATCGCAACCGTATCCAGCGCAACTGCCCCACTATGTTGGATTCCTACGCCAACTATAACGATGCCTACCAGACCCAGCGCAATCCTCTGGCCGACTACAGCAACTCCGGATCCCGCTCGGAGGTGCCTAACGGTGCGTGGGGGCAAGTGTATTTTACGCTCCCTAACGGGACGATTATCCCGCCCACTTCAACCGGCACTTATACGGCGAATGTTGGTTCTACGCCGGTCACGGTGGCCTTTACGAACGGTGTACCGGTACAGTCTGTTGGAACAGCCCAGTACCCCATTTTTATATCCTTCCGCTCTACGGAGAAGATCGTGCTGTCGCCCTTTATTTTTAGCGATATCTACGAGAACGAGGTCGGTATTTTTGGAGTCCAGAATATACAGTTGGTCTTTAACATGACTAACCCGAGCCAGACTGCTGTATCCGGCCGTGTTCTGCGCCACTGCTCCAATATTTGCGCCATTAGTAATGTAGCCTATAACGCCACGACGCAGTCTGGTGCGCCTTTTACTAACTCCCGCGTAAATGTAATCTTCCTTACGCCCGCGCTTTCTATACCAATCCCCGCGAAGTCCATCTGCTCCTACTACGAATTCCCGCGCTATGTTTCTAACCAGACCTTTTCGCCCGCGCTTACGGCCGGTGCTTCCGCGCAGATTTCCAGCCAGACCCTTACGCTCCCGTGCGTACCCGATTTGATTATTATATACTGTAAGCCGTCGCAGTATTCCCCTACGGACGGCGACTGGTACTTGCCTATTACAAATATTTCTATTAATCTGGACAATTTTAGTGGACTTCTTGCCAGCGTCACAACTGAACAGCTGTATGCGATGAGCGTAGCGAACGGACTGGAAATGGACTTTAACCAGTGGCTTGGCTACGCCCAGTCCGCCCTCGGAATGGGTGCTACACCCCCTAGTGCGAATAAGGTAGCCCTTACGGGAGGTTTCCTTGTTCTCAAGCCTTCCCGCGATATTACGCTACAAGAAGGAATTGCGCCCTCAGTCGTAGGCAACTATTCTTTCCAGTTTAACGCTACGGTATCTAACTGGCAGTCAAACCCCGTTTCCAGCGCTACGCTGTACATAGTGACTGCTAACTCGGGCTACTTTGAGACGGTGCGCGGATCTTCCCGCGTAATCAAGGGTGTCCTAAACGAGGCGGATGTAATCAACGCCCCTATGGCTCCGGCCGGAACCCACGCCAACCTACAGCGTATCGTAGGCGGGCGCGGTGCGCTCCACAAACTCGGCAACGTGCTTGGACGGGTGCGCGATTTCATGGCTTCCCCCGCCAGTGGTGGTCGCCCGACCGGCGGAGCCGAGGGCGGTGGCGCGGTAGGAGGTGCGCGTAGCGGTGGTCGCCGTATGGGACTTGCGAGTCGCCTAATGTAAAAAAATAAAACCTCGGCCTTAAATAAAAATGGATAATAACGCTCCGACTGGTACTTCCGGTTGTTGTTGTAAGTGCCACGAGGCGAAGCCCAAGCGACTAACTGGAACTATTGAAAATAGCAATAAACTATTTTATACGGCTAATAGTGG